CCAGCAAGAGAATGTAGTTGAATGCAGGAAAGTTCAGGAATAAATTTCTTAACGACACCGATTACGGCATCATCACCAACATCTTTGTAGTTGTTTCTAGAAATAAAGGTGGTGATTGTATCACCTTCTTCGAAGTTGGGTGAAGTGCTTGAGTCATAGTGTGAATAGAATTCTTGTGTCAGACCAACTGGACAGAGAAATAAAGTTTTGGAGGGATATTTTTTATCTATAAAGTCATCAAGTGATTTTGATCTCATTGGGAAATCATAGATAGGATCTTCTAGATCATTGAAAAGAAGAACTATCCAGTGATATTGTTGATCCCCATAAACTTCTTCTGCTATTTTCTCTGGTGTCTGACCTTCTTCAACATAATATTTGACAAAAGTATTTGCATTGATCTTCGAATCTTCAGAGAAACCAACTCTTGTAATAATATCCTTAATCTGGTCAAGTTGACCAGATTCGAGAGGATATAGTATGGATGGAAAGTTCTTAAAATACATCAGTACCCCAGATAGACATGTTGTCTTGTGATAATTTCTGTCTCTACAAATGTGACTTCTAAATTAAACTTAGGAGGTATTCCGTTCTTAAAGGAGTTCATCACTCCGTTCGGAGTGTAATCTGTCGATACTTTTTGTAGATAACATCTACCTATTTTCGGAAGAACGGGATTCGTCGTAATCATTCCATCGAGAGGATCATAAGTTCTGAACTTCAGTTCAAACTCGGATGGTAGATGAAGAAAAGCACTATTAGAAGATAACTCTGGATAGGCATGGAAACGAAAAGTTTTGACGATATTCGCTGCGGTGATTGCTTCTTTCTCGTTACGAGGAGCAAACGTGAATTTAAAAGAAAAGGATCTGCTCTCCACACCTTTGAATGTTTGTTCTTTTCTTGGATTCAGAACAACACCAAGAGATTGGGCAATTGCTCCACCTGCGTTGATTTCTGACTCACCAAGAAGTGATGATGCTTTGTCTGCAAACCCTGCAAGTTTTCTCAAACCACCAATTGCAATAACACCTTTTGTTGCTGTTGCTGTTCCTATGTTTTTGATTGCAGAGAAAGAAGTTTGTTCGTATTCGAACCCATCAGAGAATTGAAGTTCACCCGGAACGTAGAGATATATGGAGTCTCTCGATTTTTCAGTCGCTCTTCCGATTCTTGTATCCTTTTCCACTAGTTCCTTTGCTAGTTTCTCTTTATATTCATCTGTGTATGGACCATCTTCACGAAGTCTTTGTTTCGTATCGCCTTTTAATTCGTTCAAAGCAACAGAGATTACTTCTTCTTCCGAGAAGTCGTCCGACGCTCCCGACTCTCTGGTCGAATCGGCGATTTTTCTATAAATTCCTTCAAGACCAGAACTTTCTTTGGTGAAAACTCTGAACTCTAACCAGTTTACGATTTCTTTTTCGTTACTATCTGTATCTGATCTCAAGAGATCATATGGATAGAATAAAGGAGTCCCAGTGCTACTCAAAGAATTAAAAGCACCGCTTTTGCGAATGCTATCCTTGAGAGCATTGTCGATTTGCGATAGTAGTGTTTCGTTTTCTTCTGAGAACTCTTCTGCCATTGTTTTTCTCCTAATACATACTATGTATGTCGTATAAAGGAAAATATAAACCACAGAATCCAAGCAAGTATAATGGTAATCCTACCAATATTATCTATAGGAGTTTGTGGGAGAGAAAATGTATGAAGACATTCGACACAAACTCAAATGTCGTTAGTTGGTCATCAGAGGAAGTCTGCATACCATACGTTTCTCCGGTAGATAACAAAAAACACAAGTATTACCCAGATTTTTTGGTCGAGGTCAAAAACAAAATGGGGAAAATAGACACTCTTTTGATAGAGGTAAAACCAGAGAAGCAAACCACTGAACCTTCGAAACCAAAGAGCGGTAAATTAACAAGAACGTACCTAACCGAAGTTAAGTCATATGCAATCAATACTGCAAAGTGGAATGCAGCGAAGAAGTTTTGTCATGTCCGTGGGTGGAAGTTCAAGATACTCACCGAAAAGGACATATTCTGATGTTATCTAAAAAACTCAAACGAATATCACCAAAACTTGCTGCCTTTCTAGACTACGCATCACCCGATCTACTAGAGGATGATGTGGAGGTTCTTAGTTCTAGAACAATCGGTTCAAATTCTACTGATTTTGCAAAATGCTTTCTCTTCTCTTATCGAAACCCAGCAGGGAAGGGTTCAAAGAAACTACCATATTATCACTTATTTCCAATGGTTATTCTACTTGATGCAAAACCAGAAACAATTTTGGCATTGAATCCTTTTTATCTACCACCAGACAGACGTAAAAAACTGATTGATATTGCAATTGCTCAGTTAAACAACGATATTGATGACGACGAAGCAAGATCAAGAATAAGATACGACATGATCAAGAACTATCGAAATAGATATAAAGATGCTTTTCCTTGTATCAAACAATATCGTAGAGATTTGATGGGTAGAGTTGCGATTGAAATCAAACCAGTAATGTGGAGGGAATTCTATTTAGGAGATATATCCGTGCTTCATGAAAGTTTATTTGTGGGTGCTTCCCGTCGAAAAATCTGGAATGATAGTATGAATATTTCAAGAAAAGAAAGTAGAAAGAAATGACAAGATTTTTTCCTAACTCATTCAATATTTCATCTTTCATTTCCGAAATAGGAAAGTCTTCTTATGTTCGGAGTGATCGGTACGAAATTTTCTTTACTAACACACGCAACGGCGAACAAGTATTCACAAGACAAGATCAAGAAAAAATGAATCTACGTCTTGAATCTGTCTCTCTTCCCGGATCTGGTATTGCGAGCGAAGCAGTCAAGTTGCAAGCGATCGACAGAGAGATGCCTTATGGGGTAATTTATGAGGGCGACATCACACTTGAGTTCTTCGACGACGAAAATCTGTCCATTCGTGGTTTGTTCAAGAAATGGCAAGACAGAGTTGTCGATCAAGTGACATACCAATTAAACTATTATGATTCTTACATATGTAACATGGGAATAAACCTTTTCAATGAGGTTGGGGAAGAGATAACTTGTTCTTACACGGTACAAGATGTTTTTCCAAAATCAATAAACGCAATTGACCTCAGTACATCAGGAGATACCTTGGTCAAAACACAAGTCGTATTGTCTTATAGAAAGTGGATTGATACGATCAGTTAATACATGGAGATTATTATGGCGTTACCAAAAATACAAACAACAACTTATAAAGTTAAACTTCCATCCACAGGAAAGTCTATAGAATATAGACCATTTCTTGTGAAGGAAGAAAAAATGTTAATGATGTTGGGTGAAACGAAAGACCAACAAGAACTTGCAAGAAACGTAAAAAACTTACTCTCTAACTGCATCATCACTGACATTGATGTTGACAATCTCACAACATTCGATATCGAGTATCTATTCCTTGCACTGAGAGCAAAATCAGTTGGTGAGGTTGTTTCTCTTTTCATTCCGTGTGAGAAATGCGAGAAGAAAAACCCGATTGATATTAATCTAGAAAAAGACGTTTATGTTGACATGAAAAAGAAACAAGATTTCAAGATTCCAATCACCTCGGATGTTGGTTTGATTATGAAATATCCAAGTATGGATATGGTGGGATTCGATGAAGAAAAGTCTGACTCTATTGACATGATTATATCCTGTCTCGAATCAATCTATGATAGTTCCACCGTCCACAATGTCTCGGACTACACGAACGAAGAGGTAAGAGATTTCATTCAGTCTCTCAGTGTTCGTGACATACAGAAGATTCAAACCTTCTTTGAAAATATACCAAAGGTAAAATGCAAGTCGAATTTTCTTTGTCCACATTGTAAAGCACAAAATGATACGGATATTGAGGGACTCAGTAATTTTTTCTGATGTGTGTATCGCATGATTCGCTCGAAAACCACTACAAGGTAAATTTCATGCTGATGCAACATCATAAATATAGTTTGAGCGATTTGGAGAATATGATTCCGTGGGAGAGACAAGTTTATCTCGGTCTACTGACACAATATCTCAAAGAAGAGAGTGAGCGTCAGCAGAAAGAACATGCTCGGTTAAAAAGCAGAATGTAATCGGAGATTCTAATGGCGGAACCATTCAATCCAAATAAGAAGGGCGGGGGAGAAGGTGGATCAGACCCAACAAAGTCAAATCCAAGGTCAACCCCCCTCTCGTCTCTAATACCAAAAAGATCAGAATCATCAAAAGACACGAAAGAAATCGTTGACGCTATCACTCGTAGCGGTAATGAAACAAATGATGCTATTCGATCACAAACAGATACCGAGAAACAAGTTTTTAAAGATCAATTCAAGGGATTGAGAAAGAGTTTCACCGCACTTTCATCCGAGTTAGGTAGATCATTCAAAACATTACAAGATATTGGTAAATCATCAAAAGAAGAAAGACAAGAAGATAAAAGAAATCTAAAAGAACTTTTTAGAGATTTGTCTAATAGCATCTCAACAACTATCGCGTCTGCAATAAGTTCAATGTCCAAGCAACTAAAAGACATATTCAAAGATTCCGGTGGTCTTATTGGATGGATTAAAACTATTTTACAAGGCGTGATTGCGGTTGGTGTTGCGTACATATACAGAAGTTACAAAGTATTTGGTGTTTTATCGGGAATCATCAGATCCCTTGGTAATGCTCTGTCCAAAATAGACTTTAGTATGCTCTTTACCAAGATTCAATTTAATCTTGGTGCGATCATTTCTAATTTGAGTAAGAGGTTTAGTTGGTTTGGTACACTCGCGAAACAAGTTGAAAACTTCGCCGGATATGTTTCTAGAATATTACAAAATGGACAGAACTTTGTTTTAAACATCGTTGACTTCTTCGGTGGTATGGTTTCTAAACTATCCAATAGTGGTGGTTTTGTTGGAAGAATAGTTGGGTTCTTCAGAAACATCGGTGAAATGTTCAGCAACACAACGAGATTCATTGGACCATTGATGGAGTCGTTCAGTGGTGTTTTTTCGTTCGTATTTGGTAAGGGTGGTCTTCTTAGAAACTTCATGGCAGGAATTCTGAAACTTATCAGAACAGGTTCAGTCATAGGTAAATTTGCTAAATGGATTCCTCTTCTTGGATGGGTGATTACTGGCATCGAAGCACTAATTGGGTTTGCAAAAGGTTTCTTCAGTAGCACAGGAAACTTTTTCGACAATGTATATGATGGTTTAGTCGGTGCAGTCTCCCAGATTATTTCTGGTCTGACATTTGGTTTGATAGATTTTGAGCAAGCAACAAAACTCTTTAAAGCAATTTTGATACCAATCAAAATACAAATGAAATTGATATTCGGAATACTTGGGTTTGTGTGGGGATTAATCAAAACCATATTTAACGTCATTAAAGGAATCCTCGATCCGATCATAGAACTAGTCACTGAGATATTCACCGTTATTGCCGAGGTCGTTGAAGAAATTTGGAATCTCCTCGACACTTATGTTCTTACTCCTATTTTTGCTGTAATTGATGTTATAGCAAAAGCAATTGGTTTTGTTCTAAAGATTGTCGCACTCTCTATCTTTAAACCATTAATATGGTTGGTCAAAATAATTGGATGGAATTTGAAGATGATTTTCAAGGCGATCCGCTTCATCATAGATTTGATAATTTGGCCATATAAAACTTTATACAATGTTGTTTCAAGTTTGATAAGTGGTGCGAAAGACTTCCTAGTTGGTATATTTGTAAAACCGTTTGAATTTATAGTCGATATGGTCAGTGGTCTTGTAGACACCGCTGGAAATATGCTCTACAATATTTTTGTGTGGCCATTTGAGACTATATGGGATTACGTTACCTCAATATTCAGCAATCTGTCTGAGACTGCTGCTGAAATTATTGATTGGGTAACATCACCATCAAAATGGTTAGGATCAATCGGTGGTTGGTTGTTCGGTGGAGATGATGAGGAGGAGGAAGAGGAAAAACCAAAGAGTTCTGGTCGCAGTAGAGTGACAAGAGATCAAGACCTCGGTGTTGGTGCAGAAGGCGAAGAAGAGCAATATGCGTCACAAGATAGAATCAACGCGATGTATGCAAACACAGAGACGTATACAGAAAGTCTAACTTCTGGTCTTCTTGGTACTCTTGCTGGAACATACAAATCAATAATAGATCCCCTTGGTGTTATGGAAACAACCTTGGGTTTGGTAACAGGAACTACCACAGGTACTTTAAGTAGTGTTGTCAGTAATGTAGGTGGTTGGTTCTCTAGTTGGTGGAATGGTGAGGAAAAGAAGGAACCAGTTACTGAAGAAAAGAAGGAACCAAAATTAAAGAGTCTTGGTAGTGGTAGAGTAACCAGAGATCAAGACCTCGGTATTGTCGGTGTTGGAGCAGAGGGAGAACTAGACGAAATAAACCAATTAAATCAAGAGAAAGCAGAAGAATCAAAAAGTTTCTTTGGTGGTCTTTGGGATAGTTTGAAATCTGCTCTTGGATCAGTGATGTCATATACAAAATATATTCTTGATCCGTTTGGTATATGGGAAGGAACAATTGATTTAGTTAGCAATACAGTTGGCGGAATAGGAAGTTGGTTGTCTAGTTGGTGGAGTGGTGAAGAAAAGAAGGAACCAAAACAAACACAACGTCGGCGAGTTCGTCTCGTAGAATCGTATAGTGATCCCAATGATCCGTTAGGTGTGGCAAATGACAGGTATGTTGAATTTAATAAAGAAGAAGATCGTTATGTCGTCACGCCTCGAAGACCCCAAGATTCGAGATCCATCCGAGCGGCAGAAATAAAAGAGGAAAACTTAAACAACAATCTGGTTGCTATGAGAGAAAGAGTAAGAGAAAGAATAGAACAAGGGTTCAATTATCGAGTAACCAGAGATCAAGACCTCGGTATTGTGAGTGCAGAAACACCACAAGAAGTGGAAACCATAACAGCAAATGAACAAGAAGAAACACTTAGTCTCATCGAACAACTCTGGAATGGTGTGAAAGGTGGATTCTCTTACCTTTGGGAATATAGTAAGAAAATATTCGACCCACTCGGGTTCTGGGATTCTGCGTCTTCGATTGTAAGTCTTGGTGGTGATCTTCTTAGTGGTCTTGGTAGTTGGGTAACAGGTTGGTTCGGGGGTGAAGAAGCACAAGCAGAATCTGAGTCAATTAATGAAAAAGTTGCTGCTCGAAGGGCAGAACTTCGAAGAGAAAAAGGTTTTGGAAAGAAGTTCGGTCAGTATTATTATGGTGATGATAAGTCAACATTTTCCGAAAATATGCGACCTTACTTCATGGAGAATGGGATAGCAGTAGATCAGAGTGGAAAACGAGTGACATTGGTTGAAACAAATCAAAGTGAAGTCGGAGGAGCAGCACTCGAACTCAAGAGATACATGGAAAGTTTAGACGCACAAATAAATGAAGCAAGAGACATGAAGGAAATGTATTCTGCATCTCCCGCTATGGTTGTTTCACAGACAACAAACAATACATCAACAGAATCTTTTGCGATGGGTGAGGAACCTGCTACTGAAACTGACTCTTCTGTTTTGAGAATTATCACAACATAAGAAAACCCCCGAACGAATCCGGGGGTTCTCGTCTCGATGAAGATTCTTATCAATCTTCTCTTGCTAGTCGTTCGAGGTATGACAGAGCATCGTCATCCTCAGAGGGTGCAGAGACTGACGCTGCACTGGTAGGAGTTTCATCCTCCTCCTCTTCATTTAGCATGGTTGAATCTGCGGTGGTTCTGGGAGCAGAACTACCGAGAACAACGTCGAGACGATTCTTGAGTTCGTCATATGACTTGTACTCATTGGGATCAATAAACTCATTCAGAGAATACTGACTCTCCCACAACTTCTTGAGACGTTCATCATCACCATCATAGAGTTCCGACATCGAATCGAATTCACTCTTATCATAGTTTAGATAACCAGCAACCTTACGAATACGAATTCGGAAGTTTGCACCCTTCCAGAAATCAAAAGGAACGATTGCTTCCTCGTCTGAGAATTCTGGTTTCATGGCATCTTGAATCTTCTGGTGAATCTTCATACCATAACGATAGAGGAAGACCTTTCCATTGTTCTCGGGACACGCTGGATCATCCACCACAAGAATGTTGGTGACATAGTTCTTCTTTCTCTTGTACTTCTGAGAAACAAGATCCTTCTTGGATTGATCTCCGCTGTTCCAAAGACGAGTATTCATCTCTGAGACAGGATCCTTCTCACCGATAGTGGTTCGAGAGTTCTCGATGTACCAACCACCCGGACCTTGGAAGGCGTGAGAGTAGTAGAGAACATAGGGATTGTCCTCACCGGGGGATTCTGGTAGGAATCGGATAATTGCTTGACCCGTTCCAGCATCATCTACCGTGGGTCGCCAGAACCTATCGTCCTTATATAGATTCTTTGACTTATCATCAAGTGATGTCAACTTTTCAATTAGTGCGTCAGAATTGCTACTCTTCTTCTTTAGTGATTCGAATGACATGTTTTACTCCTGTGTAAATGTTTTCAACTGTTTCCGTCAGTTGTTTCGCTAAGTATAACCGATATACTGAGCATGTCAAGTGTCTTTTAAAAAAGTTTTGGTGTTTTTGGTAAGAAATTCTTTTCTTCAAATTCTACTCTTAATTTCTCTTTAAGCGGTTTTGATAGATATTTAGCAGCGAGTTCAGGTTCTATTTGAAATTCTTCACACATATCCGTTACTGCTTCTAAATATCCACAGCGATTGCTCGCAACGTGTTTCTCGACTCTACGAGAAAAGTCCTTTTCTAGTTTATCAAACATTTTACCCCCTATGAAAACTATACATACTATGTATTCTACTTATTTTACGGAGATTGTCAATGGCAAATGCAGCGACAGCAGAAGATCA